ATATAAATATAAATTAAATCTAATAAAATTATGAGCAAATTAAAAAAGACTACCAAAGCAAAAGAGGTATCAGGTTACAAAAACTACATTACAGCTGAACAGCTGGAAACTATTAAAGATCAACAAAATAAATTGCAAAATACGCTTGTTGATATTGGTTATCTTGAAAGTAGAAAGTTTTCATTAGTACAAGTACAGATTGGAGCAGCTGCGGCTTTAGAAGCTACGAAGAAAGAGCTATCAGATCAGTACGGTAGAGTTGACATTGATCTTAAAGATGGTAGCTATACGCTTACGAAAAAAGATGAAGAGGGCGATGCAATTGTTATGAAAAAAGCATAATGAGTTCTATTGTAAGAAAAATCAGTATAGGTTCTGACTATAAGAACGATGCCATGCATTATGCAGTTGGTCAAAACGTTTATGGTGGACATACTATTACAGCTATACTGCATAATCAACTTGCAAACTCTTACAGCATATACATTAAAAAAGGAGATGAGGTAATGCCATGGAAGAAATTTAATTCTAACATGGCAATATCTGTTGAATACGATTTAGAGTATTAATGAAGAGCTTGTACGACTTTATCATCAAACCTCTTGGTGATAGATACGAGAACGAAATAAAGATTGGTGATAAAACTTTAGTTTTAAATACTAAAATAGAAAGTTTTAAATCTGTTAATAACTTAGCGGTTGTAGTAGAAACACCAAAAGCGTTTAAGACAAGTATAAAAAAAGGAGATATAGTACTAATACACCATAATGTTTTTAGAGTATTCTACGACATGAAGGGTGTTAAAAAAAATAGTAGATCATATTTTAAAGATGGTTTGTATTTCTGCGCTATTGATCAAATATACTTGTATAAAAATACAGAGGATTGGATTTCATTTGGCGACAGATGTTTTGTAATGCCTCTAAAAAACGAAGACATTTTAACGAACGATAAAGAGCAAAAGCTTATTGGTATACTAAAGTATGGTAATAAGTCCTTAAAAGCACTTAATATTAACCCAGGAGACGTAGTAGGTTTTACGCCTAACAGTGAATGGGATTTTATCGTTGATGAAGAAAGGGTTTTTTGTATGAAATCTAATGATATTGTAATTAAGTATGAACACCAAGGAAACCAAATTGAGTATAATCCAAGCTGGGCACATCGCGATAGAGGAATTAGTTAAAGTAGCTAAAGAACTTATTGTAGAGTCAGATGATGATTTAACTGCGGATAAACTTAAAAATGCTGCTGCTACAAAAAAGCTAGCAATATTTGATGCTTTTGAAATACTTAAGCGTATAGACGAAGAAGAAAATATTCTTAACGAGAAGCCTGTTAAAGCTAAAGAAGAAAAAGCTTTTAAAGGATTCGCTGAAGGTAGATCTAAATAATGTACGAACAAAGTTTATACAAAATTTTACCTGGCCATGTAAAAACCAAAGTATTAAACAGAAATAATAAGTTTAAGAAATGGAAGTACGGTTATGACGAGGATCATGACATGGTTATTATAAGTAAAACTGGGGAAATTGGAGAGATATACGAGATACAAAATCTAGTAATAGCTTTGCCGAAAGCTACTAATGTAGCAAAATTAAGTGGTAACAAATGGCAAGCGGCTGAATATCCTAAAGAATTAAAAAATATTAAAACTGTTTTTGATTGGAAGAATTACTCTGAACAATTTAAAGAAGAATGGTATGACTATATTGAAGAAGAATTTCAAAGACGTGAAAAAGGTTATTGGTTTTTTAACAAAGACAAGCCTACTTATATTACTGGTACTCAGTACATGTACTTGCAATGGTCCAAGATTGATGTTGGGAAGCCAGATTTTAGAGAGTCGAACAGGTTATTTTACCTCTTCTGGGAAGCTTGTAAAGCAGACTCAAGATGTTACGGTATGTCATATCTCAAGAATAGACGTAGTGGATTTTCATTCATGGCGTCAGGGGAAGCAGTTAATATGGCAACGATATCAAGCGATGCACGGTTTGGGATATTGTCCAAATCTGGTGCCGATGCAAAAAAGATGTTCACAGATAAGGTTGTACCCATTAGTGTTAACTACCCTTTTTTCTTCAAACCAATACAAGACGGTATGGACAGGCCGAAGACAGAGCTTGCTTACAGAGTACCGGCATCAAAACTTACGCGTAAAGGACTCGATTCGAAGGTCCAAGCGGAAATACTCACGGGGCTGGACACCACTATCGACTGGAAGAACACAGGCGATAACGCATACGATGGGGAGAAACTTAAACTCCTCGTCCACGATGAATCAGGTAAATGGGAAAAACCGAATAACATCCTCAACAACTGGAGGGTTACGAAAACAACATTAAGATTAGGTTCTAGGATTAAGGGAAAGTGTATGATGGGATCAACATCAAACTCTTTAGATAAAGGTGGTGAAAATTTTAAAAAATTATATAATGGATCAGACGCTACAAAGAGAAACCGCAATGGGCAGACAAGTTCAGGACTCTATTCTTTGTTCATACCTATGGAATGGAATTTCGAAGGATACATTGATTCTTATGGATTTCCTGTATTCGATACACCCAAAAAAGAAGATATAGTAGATTCATTTGGTGATCCAATAAAAACTGGTGTTATTGAATTTTGGAAAAATGAAGTAGCAGGATTAAAAGATGATCAAGACGGATTAAATGAATTTTATAGGCAATTTCCAAGAACTGAAGAACATGCATTCAGAGACGAAGCTAAAGAAGCTTTATTTAATTTAACAAAAATATACGAACAAATTGATTACAACGCGGATCTTAGAAATTCATCGGTGGTTACTACTGGTACTTTTCAATGGGAAAATGCTAAGCTAGATTCAAAGGTTATATTTGTACCAAATAAAGACGGTAGATTTAAAGTATCTTGGGTTCCACCTGTTAATCTACAAAATCGTGTGATAGTAAAGAATGGCATCAAGTATCCAGGTAATGAACACTGTGGCGCTTTTGGGTGTGACAGCTATGATATATCAGGTACAGTTGATAAAAGAGGTTCTAACGGAGCCTTAGCAGGTTTAACTAAGTTTAGTATGGAAGATGTTCCACCTAATCAATTCTTTTTAGAATACATAGCTAGACCTCAAACAGCGGAAATATTTTTTGAAGATGTACTAATGGCTTGTGTGTTTTACGGTATGCCAATACTATGTGAGAACAACAAACCTAGATTATTATATCATTTTAAAAGAAGAGGCTATAGAGGCTTTTCAATGAATAGGCCTGACAAGGTGTGGAACAAATTATCAGTAACAGAAAAAGAAATAGGTGGTATACCTAACTCAAGTGAGGATATAAAGCAAGCTCATGCTTCAGCTATAGAAACTTACATAAATACTTACGTCGGTAAAACAGAGCAAGGATATGGGGATATGTATTTCCAGAGAACATTAGAAGATTGGGCTAGATTTAATATAAATAATAGAACTAGCCATGATGCATCAATAAGTTCTGGATTGGCTTTAATGGCTTGTAATAAAAATAGATACACACCTGTTTATAATCAGGTTAAAACAGTAGTTCCATTGGGGTTTAAGAAATATGATAACAAAGGGTACTCTTCAAAAATAATAGAATAAATGATTTATACGACTTCAAATAACACTTTTCCAAGCCAAATAGTTTCTGACGAAGAGAAACAAAGCTACGAATACGGACGCGACGTAGGTAGAGCTATAGAGAACGAATGGTTTAGAGGAGATACAGGTTCTGCCTCTGGAGGTAGGTTTGCTAGTAATTGGCAGTACTTTCATAATTTGAGATTGTACGCTAGAGGAGAACAATCTGTTAGAAAATATAAAGACGAGTTATCTATAAACGGTGATTTGTCTTATCTTAATTTAGATTGGAAACCAATAGCAGTATTGTCTAAATTTGTTGACATAGTTGTAAATGGTATGACTGACAAAGGTTATACAATAAGATCTCACGCATCAGATCCATTTGCTGTTAAACAAAGAACTGATCACGCTACAGCTATATCTGAAGATGCTTTTGCTGCTGATTTAATGGCTGAAACCATGGCTAAAACCGGTATCGACTTAAAAAGAACTAGTATTCCTGTAGAGGAATTACCTAGAGATAAAGAAGAG